ATTTAAAATATATAAAGAAATGAAATTTGATTTCAATGGCAATGAGTATAAATTGAATGAGAAATCTTTTGAATCAGGTGTAAGTGAAATTATTAAAAAAGAAGTTGCAAACTTGAATTATTGCAAAAAAGTTTGGATCAGCGAATTGGAAAGGAGCAAAAATAGTGGGGAACAAGTTTCAGAAAACTATTCAGATGAAGAAGAAAAACTTGGAGCAGAAGTCGACGAACTCTTTGACCAGGACTAAGAATTTAATCAGCAAAGAGAGGCAAATTGAACTATTATACGAAAATCTAGTAAAGCAGTTCAAAATCCCGAAGCGATTCAGAAATAAGACATTCGATAATTATAATCTAGAACGCGGAAATAAGCAGGCATTTAAAAAAGTGATGAATTATGCTAACGATTACAAAAAACGCGTTAAAAATGGAACGTGGCTTGTTCTAGCGGGTGGATATGGACTTGGCAAGACTCATCTTGCTTTAGCAGCTGGCAAAAAGTCACTTAAATATTATGCTGAAAAGAAGGCTGAAAAATCAAGAAGCCTTAGTTATATTGGTTCAAGCCCAGTGAAATTCATATCAAGTTCAGAGATGATTCAGGCGATTAGAGATAGTTATGATAGTGATCAGTTAGATGAAAGGCAGCTAATGAACGGGTATAAAAAAACTTCTCTGCTAATAATTGATGATTTAGGAACTGAAAAGGCTTCCGACTGGCAGAGGGAAAAGATGTATATTGTCTTAAATTACAGATATAACGAACTACTGCCGACTATTATAACTACTAATCTGAATGGTTCGGAATTGACCAAACATATATCGCCCAGAGTTGTAGATCGGATGACAGAAGCGGCTGACCGAGGTAAGTATTTTGTGAAATTTGATGGCAAAAGTTATAGGAGGTCAAAATGAGAGATTATGAATATCTGCCGGCTGGTCAAAGAAAGTTGGCTGAACAACTGGATGAGGAAGATTTTAAAAGAGAAGAAAGGACCAGGGAGCTTGAGGAATCACTTAAATCTACTCGTAAAGCAATAGAAAATGTAGAAGAAGGCAGTATTATTTATTTTGAATTGATTAGAGTTGAAGAAAACATTTTGGAAGTCTTAAATAAATACAATTGAGGTGATGAAAGTGATAAGTGGATAGAAACTTAAGGAGGCAAAAATGAACCTAAAAGAAAAGCTAATGGAAGATCATCCGCAGTTAAGTGAATCGCAGATAGAACAAATAATTGAGGAAGCCGAGAGGAAGGTTGATAATGCCGAAGGAAAAGAAATTTGCCCTTGATGTTCCTGAAACTCAAATAGATGAAGAAAAATTAATAAAATATATCAGACAAATCGTTAGGGAAGAAGTGAGAAAATATTTTGAAGAAAGAATTCCTGAGTTCGATTAATAGTAATATAGTGTTTTGGATAGTAGTGGCATGGTTTGTTGCGAGGTTTACCAGAATAAAATAGAGGGGGGTAAAAATGGATAATATTTTTGGTTGGATTTTAGTAATAGGTGCATTTATTATAATGGCTGTTACAAGGGAGTAAAGGAGGTTGATTATGACTGAACGTAAAAAAGGCAGTATATTAATTGATATTGATAGTTCAGCGCTTGAAGTTATACAGGTTACAAAATGCAGACAATGTGATGGATTAAAATATTATGGTAAAGATTTAGAAACTGGCGTATTTGGTTGGTGGCACGAAGCTGAAGTGGTTGGAACTGAAGAAGAAGTTTATAAAGGAGGTTAATTATGAATATCAAAGAATGCAAAGCTGGAATGACAGTTAGAGCTAAGAAAAATATATCGGCGAGTGTTAGCGAAGGTGATGAAGTAAAGATAATTTATGCTCAGGAATATCCACCTTTTATTGACATAGACAATGGTGATGTTATTGTGCCTGAGCGTTCACCTGAGCATTTTGAAAAAGTTGAGGGAGGTAAATTAATGTATATTATTCAAGTTAAGCGTGATCCGAATATGGAAAACTTTGTTGATATGGCGGAGGAAGAAAAACCAGCTGCAGCTAAGCAGAGAATGAAGCAACTGGTTGGAGAATATCAGTCGGAAGGCAGAATTGTAGAAGTCAAGGCAGAGGCTAAAATGGAATATAATGATTATTTCAAAGAAGAAATTGAGAACAAAAAAGAAGAATTAGAAATTAATACAGTCGATCCAGATAGTTTTATTAAATCTTTAAAAGAAACAAAAATAAATAAATCACCATGCAAAGGAGAAATATGCGCTCATTACAATGATGGCGAATGCGAGTCTTTTGATAATATTAATGACCCGATAGTTAATAATGAAGGAGAATGCCAGGGTTTTAAACCTGGCGGAAAAGAATATATCTTAAATGAGATTAAAAGAGTTTCTGAATTTTTAGATAAGACTCCATCGATGGGAGATATGGCAGCCAATACCGATATAGACCGCAATCAATATTACAGATTATTCGATGGATATAAAGATGCTTGCAAACAAGCTGGCCTTACACCTAATAAGGCAGGTAAATAATGAATACAGGCTGGGAAAAGAAAAATATAACTAGAAAATTAGATTTATTTTCAGAAGTTAAAGAAATGTCAGCTATAAAGTATAAAGATTTCCGATTAAGTTGCGGACTGGATCTTCCGAGTTTAGGAACAATAATTAGCAACTTTGGAACATGGAATAATTTCAAAAAAGAAGTATATGAAGGTGGAGCTCAAAATGAAAGTTAAAGATTTAAAGAATATTCTAGAAGAATATAATCAAGAAGCCGAAATCTCAATATTAATTAATAATCAAAAACAAAACATAAAATCAATACTATTTGGTAGTTCTGAAGGAGTAACTATGGAAACCGCTGAAGATGTTTTAATTGAACCTGATAATTCTAATAATTTTCACGAGGAGGAAAATAATGACTAACTGGGAGTGCAAAAACTGTAGAAAAGAAACTGATCACCAAATCGAGCAAACTGGACAAGAAAAATATAAGGATTACAAAATTCTAATTTGCCAGGTATGTGGCGAAAAGGAAATGGTCCCCGAAAATATAATTGAGCAGCAGGAAGATGACAGCTTGAAAGTCAACTGGGGGGCGATTCAAGAATGAGCTGGAAATCATTCAAGAAAAAATATCATGTTGAGGCTATTGTTTATCCGTGATGGCCCGGGCAATCGGAGGTGGAATTATGCTTAGAATCAAAAGTTATAAAGATGTTCAGATAATTAAACACGCATTGCAGCATTATATAAAAAGAGATGGAGCTTCAGATAAGGATATAAGACAGGAAAAGAAAGTCTTGGTTCAAACAAAAGAAGAAGTAGAGTGGATGAAAGAGAGGTATGGTATAAATGACTGAGAAAATGAGCGCTGAAGAATACAGAAAAAATAAAAATTTATCAGAATATGATGAGCAAATTAAGTTAGCTGAATACTTAGATATGAAAGGCTATTTATGGTGCCATGTACCAAACGGAGGAAATAGAAATCCAATTACAGGTAAGAAACTAAAGATGCAGGGAGTTAAGCCAGGAGTGCCAGATGTGCTGATATTTGATGATCCAACTTCCGAATATACAATGAATTTTAGTGGAATTGCTATTGAACTCAAAAGAAGCAATGGAAAGCCGTCAGATGTAAGGGATACTCAAAAAGAATGGTTAGAAGCTTTAGAATGGAGAAATTGGCAGACTAAAGTTGCTTTTGGAGCTGATGATGCTATTGAATTCTTAGAAGAATTGGAGGCTTAATCATGACAGTAGGGGAGCAAATAGAAAAGCGGCAGCCTCAAATATATAATTTTCTGATTGATTGCTTTGATTTGAGTCTGAGAAAGACCGAAAGAGTTGAGCCAGTTGAATTTGCAGAAGATGACTCAGTTTTTAATTATTACAGGGAGATGATGGAAAAGCCGAGGGGAGTGAAACTCTAATGGAGCCAGAAATTAAAGAAAGGATAGAAGAACAGCTTAAGAATTATCCTTTTTTAAAATCTAAAATAAAAATTACAACAAATAAAATAGCACATCAAGAAGATTATGCAGCTCAAGCTACTGATTATTCTAAAATACCAGGGGGAAAGACTAACAGCGTCTATTCTGATGTTGAAGAGTTTGTACAAAATAAATTAGATAAACATCCAGAATTAATTGAATTGATCATGAGAAAAGAAAGAATAGATGCTGCTCTTGAGTGTTTAACATACAAAGAAAAGCGATTAGTAAGATATAAATACTTTGAGGATATGACTGATAATGAAGTCAGTGATAAAATGAGGGAACTAGAGTTGCAGACATTTAGTATCAGAAATGATTCGACTATTAGAGATTATTCAAGCACTACAATTCAGCGTATGAAGAAAAAAGTGCTGGAAAAGCTACAAAAAGTAGGGTTATGAGAAAAATGAGCAACAATCGGGCAATAAACGGGCAACTTTCGGGCAACATTTCATTAGATTATGTGATATTCTATTATTGTGGAAATAAATATAAACTTTGTTTTGTTTATTTTCCTCCTTTATTGGAGCCCTGGCCTTGCACCTCCAGGGCTTTTATTATTTTGAGGGGAGAGGGAGATTATAGAGGGTGTGGGGTGCTGTTGAGTTATTTATTTTCAAGAAAGATAGGAGGAGAATATGTTTGTAAAATGTGATTCATGTAATATAAAATTTGAATTTAAGAATCCTAAGAAAAGAAAACTAACTGATCAGGTTTCAGAAATATATTTTGAATGTCCTAATTGTGGGGAAAAGTTTCACTCTTATTATGAGAATGAGAAAGTTAGAAAGCTAATTGGAAAAAATAAGGAATTACAAAATAAGTTAAAAGCAGATATTACCCAGGCTAAATATGAAAGTTTGATGAAAAAAGTAAAATACAATAAGAGAAAAATAGGGAAAGAGCAGAAGAGAATAAAGAATAATTTAAAAGGTGATTAGATGAAAATCATCAGAGGAGATAAGAATTGCAGCAGATGTGAAAATGATTATTTTTCAGATGGAGCAACTGAAATAATGAAAAACAATAATTTATGTATTGAATGTGTTATGGAATATCACCGCTATATGTTTGGTGCAATGTACAATAATCAAGAATTTTTAAGTATTGAAGATTGGAAGTAATTTTAAAAGGGGGTGTTGTCAGTGAAAAAATTAAGATGTATCGGATTGAAAAATGATGGTAGTAGATGTACCAGAAAAAAAGAATTTGAAAATGATGAAGCTCCAAGAGAATGGAGGTGCTGGCAGCATCCTGAAGAAAAAAATAATAACTTAAGTTTAACTGAAAAACAGAAAGCTTTTGCTGATGAATATATTATTTCTATGAATGCAACTGATGCAGCTATTAAAGCTGGTTACAGTAAAAATAGCGCTTATGCTATCGGAAATCAAAACTTGAATAAACTTGAGATTAAAAATTATATAGAAAAGAGACTCAAAGAAAAAGAAGCGGCCAGAATTGCAACCCAAGATGAAGTTTTAGAATACTTAACAGAAGTAATGCGAGGGGAAATTGAAGAAGAAACAGTTGTTACTGAAAATACTGGGGATTATCAAAGTCAGGCCAGAGTTGTGAAAAAGAAAGTTGGCCCTAAAGATAGGAATAAAGCAGCTGAATTACTTGGTAAAAGATATTCTCTCTTCAAGGACAATATAGATATTGAACTTAATGGTGGAGTTCAAATAATAGATGATATAGAGTGATTTTATGAAGAATAGAGTAAGATTAAGCGATCATGTTATACCGAAATTCAGAGATTTTTGGAAAGCTACTAAAAAGGATAAATATTTATATTATGTTCTTAAAGGTGGTCGCTCTTCAGCAAAATCATCACATATAGCTATTAATAGACTTATGGCTACAATTAAAAATCCAGTAAATGGGTTAGCTGTTAGGAAGCATGCAAAATATATAAGAGAATCAATTTTTACAGAATTCAAATGGGCAGCAAGATTGTTAGATGTTGATCAATATTTTAAATTTCAGGTTAGTCCTATGCAGGTAATATATTTGCCTCGAGGTAATAAAATATTATTTGCAGGTGCTGATGATCCAACTAGAATTAAATCACTTGCTACTGAAGAATATCCATATACATGGCTCTGGATTGAAGAATTGGCTGAATTTAAAACAGAAGATGAGGTAGGAACCATAGAGGACTCTATAGTCAGAGAAGAGACAGGCTTTGATTATAAAGTCTTTTATTCTTATAATCCACCAAAAAGAAAAACTAACTGGTGCAATAAGAGATTTAACAGTGTGACTTTGCCTGATTTATATTACGTTCATCATTCAGATTATAGAGATAATCCTTATATAGCAAGACAAACTCTGCAAAAGATTGATATTTTAAAAGAAGAAAATGAACGAAAGTATAGACATACATGGTTGGGAGAACCTATAGGGTCTGGAGTTGTGCCTTTTAATAATTTGAAGTTTAGGAAAATAACTGATAAAGAAATAAATAGATTTGATAATATTCGACCTGGGATTGACTGGGGCTATGGAGCTGATCCATTTTCTTATGTTAGGTGGCATTATGATTCAACCAGAAGAATATTATACGCAATAGATGAGATATACCAGGTTAAATTAAGCAATAGAGAAGCGGCAAAAAGAATTAAGAATAAGGGTTATGAAAATGATTTGATTATAGCCGATAGTGCTGAGCCTAAATCTATAGACGAACTTAAAGATTATGGGATAAAAATAATAGGAGCTAAAAAAGGACCTGGATCAGTTGAGTATGGAGAAAAATGGCTAGATGATTTAAATGCTATTGTTATTGATCCAAAAAGAACGCCCAATATTGCTAGAGAGTTTGAAAATATAGATTATCAAACAGATAGAGACGGCAATATAAAAAATAAACTTATTGACAAAGATAACCATACTATCGATGGTACTCGTTATGCATGCGAAAAAGATATGGAGATAAAACCAGATTTATCACCAAGAAAAAACAAGCCTGCAGGATATTAGGAGTTGATGAAGTTATGAGTTATTTAAGCAAAGGAGATAGCTGGCCTCCAACAGATGATGACCGTAAAAGAATAGAAAAGTATAAAGAAAACAAAAAGCTTTTTAGAGGTAAACATGATGAAATTTTTAAAGATGTGCAGCGTAGATTAGAAAATGCTGATCAGAAAGCAATGACTTATCTTGTAGCAAATTATTGTGGTCTGCTTTCTAAGTTATCAGCAGATATGCTTTTTGGTGAGCAGCCAAAATTTAAAGTAAATAATGAGGATACTGATGAAAGACTGCAGGAATTAATAACAAAAAATAAACTTTATACAGGACTTTATGAGTCAGCTTTAGGTAATTCTTATCGTGGAGACTCCTGCTATAAAGTTAGATATGCAAGAAAAAATAAATTTTCTGAAGAGCGCAGCATAATAATTGAGTCTCAAAATCCTAATTACTTTTTTGTAGAGCAGGCAGACGATAATATTAGACAGGTCAATAGACAGATCATCGGTTGGGATTTTATGAAGGATATGAATGGCGATGATATAGAAGACACCAGGTTTTTAAAGCTGGAAGTCCATGAGCCAGGCAAAATTTTTAACTTTTTATATAAAATTAGTGGGTATACAGTTCAGG